CCCGGCAGACGGTCTTTCCGTCGGCTTTCAGATAAAGCCTCTCGGCGGAAATTACGCCCATCGTGGACACCCGTCGGAACTTGAAGTCGTTCATCGCGTGCTAATAAAAATGTTGGTGATGTTCAGCGCGTTCCCACTTGAATTCGTAATGTATTTCAGCCGAATCGCCGCAAGATTCCCGATGTTGTTCCCGGCTGTTGGCAGCAGATTTGTGAATGTGGTAGTACCGTTCGCATAGTTGGTCGTGAAGATCATGATTGGCGGCGTGAATACCCATGTATTTCCGTCGCCTGTATACTCGAATGCCAGAGTATTGGTTGCGGCTCCGGAGCCTGACGCATAGACGTGAACTCCGAATCCATTCGCGCCAACCGTGATGATATTTGCCAACGTGGTGGCCAGATTTGTCGTGGCGGCTCCAGATCCGGCAATGTTCAGGACGTTTGTCCCGCTGCCTGGGATGCTGTATCCGGCAAACGCGCTCTTGATGTTTACCGGCTGGGTGAATTGCGCACTCGCTGCCAGCGGCAAGCAAAGCACCGCTGCTAAGAGGAGTTTTTGAAAGACTTTCATACTCGTTCGTTGGTGTTGATTGCTGCTGTTTCTCAAATTACGCAGGGATGCCCGTGACAGAGCAGAACCGGTTTGGTTGATATATCGCTAAAGTCATGCGCTGTTCGGCGCGGATGGTGATTAGGTTTTTCTGGAAGTCGTCGTTGTCGCTGTTGGTTGTGGCCAGCGTCAGTCCTTTGCGCCGGAAGATCTGACCACCCATCCGGAAATCGCCGGTTAACGCAGTTCCGCGCGTAATGCTGGTCGTGCTGACAACCGGCAAACCCCAGGCCATTGCGACATTGGAAAATCCACCGACGCCGTAAGCTCCAAAAGTCGGACCACCGAGCAAATATTGACCGTTGGCGTCCTTGGTAAGCCGGACATTCAGCCAATCCAGCGGATGCATGATGATGGCCGTAGGATTGGCAAACCCGACGCCATTTGCTCCTCGGACGTAATCAACAGCCTTGCACAGCGCGTCAATGGTTCCGATCGCTCCTGATACAGTTTGGATGCCGGTCCAATTGAGCACGCCTTTGATTTGCGAAGATCCGCTGCCGGTCAGAAGTTGGCCGTCCTCCAAAGCCTGCACCATATAGGCCAAGCGGCCATTGATGAAGGATTGCATCTGCTCGAAGTCCTCGAGCATTTCCTCTGTGACCTTCAGCCAGGTTGCCGTTTTCTCGACCGTCACGCTGGCCACGCTAACATCCAAGGTTGCCTCAGGCTTGGCGGAGCCTTCCGAAACACGAGCCGCAGAGTTTGTGTATGTGTCCTCGATGATGAACCGAACGATGTCGCCGCTGGTCGTTCCCTGTGAGAACAGGTCTGAGACATATAGCGGTTGCTGGTTCAGGACATTAACACCCTGCAACTGCATGATGTTGTTGCCAGATGTGCCGGAAATCGACTGGCCCGACGCGCTGAATGTCGTGCGAACCATCATTTCATGGTCCTGGCGGAAGCTATAATGTTCGTTATCGAACATTTCCACCCGACGCGTGCCCTTCGGGAGCCTCATCGCCTTTTTGTAGCTGTCAGACTCGACGAATCGCTGGCCGATTGGGATATGGCATCGCCCGCCGATTCCGTGGCCGATGTCACCGGTGGTTGTGGGATTTCCACCCGGCAGGACAAGCACCTCCGGCTCGCTCGGCTTGAATTTGAGGTCCATCAACTTCCGGTAAAACGCCGCCTTGTCCGGAACCTTCTCGTTCATCGCGGCTTCCGCCAGCGCTTTTACATCGGGGTAATTGCGCTCCCATTTGAGAGCGGTCATCGCGATTTCCCGGATGTCGGCATATCGCTGGTCGGCTTCGTCGCTGGTGATGGAGACACCGCCGCCACCTCCAGCGGTCGTGGTATCGGCCTTGTCGTGCTGAATGTGGCGCTTGAACATAAGAGTGACTTCCTTTTCTTCGTTATTTTCGGATCTATGAACTTTGCAGGATGGATCGGCTGGTATTCTTACAAACGAGACCTCCATCGGTTCCCATCGGATGGCCCTATAATTCTCCTCGTTATCATCCACCTCAAATTTGTGGACACGGTAACCGACAGACAAAAAGCGAAGCGTCCCATCCTCAACCTCCGACATGCATTGTTCGCCAAACTGATTCTTGGCAAATCTGACGGTGGCTGTGCCTTTTCGGTTGGAGATGCTGGCTTTTTCAATGACACCACAACCCATCCGTGTGTCATGTTCCATCAAGACCGCGGCGCCGTTATTCATTCGGCGCATGTCAACGGAAGAATCGGAGTGATCCAGTATTTCCTCGCCAAACCATCGAGACACCGGTTCCTCGGATGAAAATTGCACCTCGACGGTTCGCTTTTCCTTGTTGAACGTGCCTCGAGATAAATCGAAGGCCCTGGTCTGCATTCCCAGCTTCAATTCGTTTCTCGTGGACTTAGCCATTACATTTGCTGGCTATTTGTAAGCAGTGAAGGCTCGTCAACTAATATTTTCACGCTGCGGATCAAGCTTTGGAGCCTCCGGCATGGGTTCAGGCGGCTGCAGCGGCTTCTGCTGAGTCGCAAATTCAAGCCCGTGTTCGTTTGCTATCTGCTCATCAATCTCCTGCTGACGGCAGACATCCTCGAAGTCTTCTCCGGTTTCATCGCAGATCGTAGATCTCGATGTAACACCGCCGTCTATCGCCTTTAGAGCTGCATTAATATCCTTCTCAGGATCGACCCATTCCCATCTGCATCCGATGAATTTAGGCCGGTTGAATTGCTCCAGTTTGCTATATGGCAGTTTAACCTCACCATTTAGAATCGCCGCCTCCAGCCATGTCTCGAAAATCTCAATGACTAGATTATCAATCATGTGATTCTGGTCCTTGATCCATCCCTTGCGCTCGCTGAGACTTCCGGAACGCAACGAGGAATAGTTTGCCTGCGACAGATCCCCGGTCAATGTCATGTAGCTAATCCCTGAGCCTGCAGCTATTCCGAGAAGCGAATATTTTACGAATTCACCATAGGCGTCCGTGGGATGTTTGGGATCGTATTGGACGACCTGAGTGCCGGCAGGTAGTTGCTCGCTCTGTCCTGGTTGACTGTCGGATAATTGCGCTCCTTCCGATCCGTCATCGGCTGTTTCAGTTGCCTCGCCTTTGTATTGGTTTCCCTCCGATGGGATCAGATATGTCCCCTTATTGGATGCCTCTCGGCTGGCCACCAGTTCAGCTTCCTCGTATTGATCCAGAAACCTATTCCGGAATATGGCCGGCGCTATCTCAGGAACGCCGATGGACTGGGTGACTCGCTCTGGCTTGAAATAATGGATTATATCCCTGGCTGGAACACGGATTCGGTTTCTTCCACCTCCGCCTCGCAATAAATCTCCGGGATGATTCTGCAAAAGATGGTATGCCAGCACCTTTTCATCAGAATTCTTCTCAACTCCCATTACCACATACCTGCCGTCAAAAAGGTTCGTTGTATATGTATGGTCGAGATGGTCGATCTCAATCAGTTTCAGCGCGAATCCGAATTTGTTCACCTTCGGATCGATGATCTTGCGGAGGAGGATTCCGCCATCTCTCTTTCTGGATCTGAGCGATAACCGGCAAACCTCGAAGAAATTCCGATCCCCATTAACCGTGCAATATTTCTTCTTGCACCATTCGGACCATTTCAGCTCGATTAGATCGCAGGCCATTTTATCCCGCTTCTTGAAATCTGGCGGGAATGCGCATTGCATCTGTAGAGCAAATCCGACTCCTGGCTTTAAGATGTTATCTTCGGCGGCCTCGAAGTATCTCCGCATCCATACGTTGCCGCGGTCCATGTCTCGGCATCGGTCGCGCAGGGTGAGAAGATCATATTGAAGGGCGGCATCGCCGGTTTGAACCGACAACAGCCAATCGGCAAAAAGCCTATTTTGTTGGGCGCCAGAATAGCTGCTGCGTTGCCCTTTGAAGTTTGGAGGACTAGGCTTTTTACCGGCGATGCTCAGCGCAAAACGCTGGCGCAGTTGGTTCCAGATCTGGCGGTAGGTCATCATCGGGGAGAGCGAAAGCGGGTTAGTATCTTCCTGTTACGGCCGTTGCCCTGCTCGTTGGCCACCTTATCCTCGAAATAGGCTTTAGCCTTGAAAGCGTCCTCGAAAGTCCGCACTTCGGAAGAAACTCCGTTGAAGCTGTAACGGATGACCTCCCTTGGAAGCAAACCGTCCTCAATCATCCTGTTTACGATATCAAGGCAGCGCTGGTTATACGTCCGCCCGTCGTAACTTGTGGCCGTGGAAATATCCTCGGTGATGGTGAATCTACCTCGGTAGATCTCGAAGCGGTCGGTCCCATCTGAAACATAGCCGACAAGCCAATACTCACCTGGCTGCCATGAAGCCGTCTGGGAAGCGGTAAGGGTTACCTCGAAATCATCCCCATCCTCGGTCGCGGTTATATCCTCGCTGAATTGTCCTGCCAGGCTACCACGGATGCTGTAGGTGAGATCCCAGTCCGATGCCGGGTAATCACCGATGCTTTTTGTCCATAACAGACTATTTCCTGCCTGGTGCTCGGTCGGCTCTTTATCTGGTACGTCTGCGGCCATTTAAGGCCGCGCTATGTAAGCGCTCCTAAATAATCAAGCGGGATATCGCCGGAACCGCTTCTTTCCAAAAGTCGGCTTCAACAGCTTCGGAGTGGTAAATTCGCGCGGCGCAACCCTTGGCTTCTGTGGGGACACTTCCTCCGGAATCAATGGGGTTAATTCTGTCTCTTTAGCTTTGGCCTGAGCTGCGATTGCGTGAAGGTCTGGATTTAATATCTCCAACGCCGCCCAGGAGTAGCCTTCCATGTCCAGCGCCTCATTTCTATCCCGGATCTTGTAGAACTCAATGACACTGAAGCCCCGCTTCTTAACCGTCCGAGTCGCCTCGGACGCCAATTGTGCGAAGAATTCCTGATCAAAACCTGAATCATTGCGATCGGGATAATGAATGAATCTCGGCCCGTGGTCTTGCAATTTCAGCCGGCTCTGCACCGTTAGCTTGGCCGATATGGTGCCGATTAGCTTAAGGCAAATTCCGTCCTTTGGCTTTCGATTGGTGACGAGCGGAGATCCGTTCTTGGATGCTCCTTTTATAGCATAGACTCCAGGGCCATGGTCCCGCGGTTGGCGTGGACGAACAAACTTGTAAACCGGATCGACAAAGGCTTGCTCGTCATGCTGGCCGCCTGAATCTATGACGGTCGTCTGAATCCTCATTGGACCCAGCAATGGATGATTCCAAGTCTTATTCAAAACAGCGTCCAAAGCCTTCCATGGCCTGGCGCTGAATGGATTTCCCATGATGCGCCCGGTTTCAATACCCCAGGATTCCTCGCCTAAACCCCATCCTTTCACCAGATATTCGATACGGTCGGATTGCGTATCGACGGCGCACGTAAGCACCAATACCTTTTTGGGAAGGTCTGGACCGTATTTCTCGCGCCGGAGATAGATTGGATCGGCATTAAGTTTATCGACTTGGATTTCCCAGCATTCCGCCAGAAAAATGTTCGTCCAAGTCTGTAATCCTTCAGGACCTTTGTTATGTGCTTCCAGGAATTTTGCGACGAATTCATGCAGATATGTTCGGAAAGTCCGCTTCTTTCCCATGATAGAATACAAGCCGGACATGTGGTAGCCGCGCCGCGTCCGATGTGGATGCTTCGCCATCCACCGGCCCTGCATGACCATCCTTACCCGGTCGAAATCAGAAAGCTCAGCCTTGCACCCATCGCAAACATAGACCGCATCCTCTGGCCGGCTGATTAACTTTCCTTCCGCATCCGGCCAGGTCCACCTTACGTTTGACCATTTCAGAACTTGCTCATGGGAGCATTTTGGACAACTGACATGCCATTGGCGTTGGTCGGATTCCTCATAAAGCGCCCAAATTCTTGACGCGCCCTTAATTGTCGGGGTTGAGGCTTTGATAAACACTGCATCATGGAACCGTTCGGCTCGACCATCGGCTAGACTGACGGGATCGCCTTCTTTGTTCGCCTCGTCTGAATCGATTTCGTCCTGGATGACAACGCGGCAGGAGAGTTGCCGTAGGTTTGGTGCTGAATTTGCGCCGACAAGGCTAATCGACCCGCCCGGAAATAGCTTTGAAAAGATGGTATTTCCGCTGTCCCTTGTCCGGTTCTTGGCCACCTTTGCTCGAAGGCTAGGCATGGCATCGATCATCCGCTGAAGCTTTTTCTGGGAGAATCTTCGTGCTCCGTCCTGCGTCGGGTATTTAATCAGAATATTGCAGGGGTCGCAGTCGATAAAATAGCCGATGGCATTCTCAATGACCGACGTTTTGAACAATTGAGCCGCAACGCAAAGAACGGTTTCGCTCACCGTTGAATCGGTGAAGGATTCCATGACCTCCGTCACATACGGAGTTCTGGAGTTGCGCCATTTTCCCGGCTC